CACAACCACAATAGTTTTATCAAGGGATGTTTGTTCATATACAATCTTAATATAATCAAGCATCTTTTTATGATCTTCAACAGCATCTTCAGGACAGAATCTTGCTGGACGAGTTCTAAAAGTTGGCTTCTCTGGATTATCAGGGTCGTCAAATGTTTTATAATTAACCTCACGATTACTATTCTCAACACATCGGAAGTCATTCATCATTCTAGAAATACCATGCAGTGTTAGAGGATCCTCTTTGTTCATATCAGTCCAAAGAGTTCCACCAATGAATACTACATTATCAAGTTCAAAAGTTTCTTTATCGAGAACATGAATATTCTTTAAATAAGCAAGTCGTTTCTTTAGATCGGAAATGGTATACTTAAAATCTCCATGATAATGTTCATGATTTCCAGCAACATAGATAACATGAGGGAACTCCCGAACACAAGCACCGAAAAACTCGTGATAACGATCAGACTTACCAAACCGCATATTTTCACAAACCAATGGTTCGTATTCCATAAGATCGCGAGCGACACAAATATCACCACTAAGAATAAGAACATCTACATCTCCTGGATTTTTAATTTTATCTGTTGGTCCAAACTCAAGATGGACATCAGAGCACAGTGCTATTTTCATGTTTATGTGTTTCCATTAAATGCAACCAACCAGTTGCTATAATTTTTTCTGTGGTATAAGAAATTTCACCACGATGAGTATATGTCCAGTCTGCTGGCCATATTAATGTTAATCCTTTTTCTGCTTTAATTTTAATGGTTTGATGTAGAAATTCAGTACCACCATCTGGAACATCATTTAAATATGTCATAAAAACAAAGTGTCTAGCAATTTCTGGAAACTTCATTTGCATTCGTTCAGAATGCCAAAGTTTAAAACCACCACCAATTGGATATTTCTGAATATTAAATCCTTCTATAGGATATATAATGGAGATCTTAGATGAGGAAAATTTTTCATAATACAAATCAACACATGATCTAAGATGATTACCATATACTGTATTATCCAAATAGTCAGGTCCAAGATAAACATCAGCTGAATCTTTAATATTCTTATCAATAACTTTATTACCATCAGGATCAAACATGTAAGCAGCAACCTTCTCTGATTGATCATATTTTTCAATTAGATCGTCCGCTATACTAGGATCACCATACCATCCCATAATAAACAGATTTAGATTATTTACTTCGTGTTCGATCATTGAATCGTATATTCTTGAGATTTACTTTTAGTTTCTATAACAGTAGTAAGTAGTTTATTAAAATCATCAGATGAACCAACTACATCATTGATTAGTTTTAACCGAGCAAGAAACACTGCTGTCAATGATAGTGGAGATATCTCATAAAGTTTAGAAAGGTTTTCCACTGTAAGATCAATTTCACGTGTTATTGTTATCAATTGTTGGTCGGTCATTTAATTCTCTTTCTTTATAATATTTAAACAATTTTACGTGATTTGCAAATTGTATTGGTTCATGTTCAAAGTTTGGTAAACCACCAAAGAACAAGTGCATATCCGCATAGAATTTTAGTATTTCTTCATCAGTCATAGTTATATTATACCCTAGAACTATATTAAAGTCAAGCGAATTCTTTATTTACATCATTACAAAATTGTTGCATATACTCCATAACTTCGGTAGCTTCATCTGGAGAGCATTGGTATTTCATTTCTAATAGATGAATTGCATATGAATTATCTTTGGATAGTAGAGATTGCAATTCTTCAAAAGTCCAACTAATCAAAGTATCAACATCGTACCAGACAGCCAATTCTTGTTCTTCTTTGGTTTCTCCTGAGCGACTTGCATCCCAGAAAGTATACCAAGAACTATCGGACCATCTACTGTAACTCATCTTTAATCCTTTTATTCTGCTTTGCTCTTTCTGATTTCCAGAAAATACGCTTCCAATCCCTTAGATGCTTCCACCATTGAGGGGGACGAGCTAAATTCCCTTGTTTCACGTTTGCCATATAATTCTCCTCCGAAGTCTTCTAGTACTTTATCAATACGTTTAACTGTTTTATAATTACGAGCAAGATCCTCGGGATGCAACCAATAACCTTTTGGATTTTCATCATCCTTGGGATTTGCTTGCCACTGGTCAATCTCACTCTGTAGATAGTCACGATAATCTGTAAGGGTCAATCGAGTAATATTATTTGCTGTTTCCATATCTAGTTCTAAGCCAATCATTTTATTTCCTATTCATAAATTAAAGTCATTGGATCTACATTCTCATCTAGAATCTCAATGTTCACACCATTATCAGCAGCTTTCTCAATCATATTATTAAGAACGCCACCACCATAAAAATTTGTACCATAACAATCCGTATGACACTCATAAACCGATCCGCTTGAACCATTGAATAAGTATGTATTTCCTTCTCGGGTCACGGATGTAATACCACTATTCAGTTTCCAAGAATCCGATCCAGCCCATCCGCCATACCAACAAGCAAAGATCTTATAGAGATTACCATCTCCGATCTTTACCATTACCCATTTATCGGGTCTGTAATCACTCATTCTACCCCCAATCGTTTAAATAGGTACTTCTCAATACTGGGTTCAATCCGAGTGGTATGAAACCCCTCTATACATTCTTGCACTACCTTCTGGGTAAAAACTTCCAACGCTCGCTCGGAGAATTCATAATAAATTACATCATCTTTCACAGAACGAGTATTCGCCCAGACATTGGCTAAGTTCTCAACAGTTTTCATTATTTAACTCCAAAATGTCTTTTTAATTCTGTTTTAAGTTCGTTACTCATTGTTCTACTTTTAACCCAGTCAGCACATTCGCTAACAATCAACTCAGCAAACTTTTCTAATGGGGGTGCAATACCCTTTTCGGATAGTGCAACAACACCAGCCTGCTGTGCAAATTCTTTAATTCGTTGGTTCATCTAAACTCCAAAGTGATCAAGTACATCTATAACAGCTACCTTCATTGCTTTATTTACTTCTGGGGACTCGCCATGCGCAGATTCTCGCATAACATCCGTGGCTTCAAAAAGAATCGCTCGAGTATAAGCCAAGACAAATGAATCAATCCATTGCTCTGGCTTGCTATTATCCATGGGAATACTTTTAAAGGTCTTCTCAGCGATCTGTTTAACAATCTGTTTCATACTACTTCCTTTACTACTATATAAACTCTTCTAATGGGGAAGGTGTTTCCTCATGAGCGTGAAAATCTCTTAATTTAATAATCTCATCAATAAAATGCTCATTTTCCAATAACATCCGAGCATTCATTAAAAACTCCTGACGTGACCATATAGTCTTGCTTTTATTAACATCAGTCCTACAAAGGATAATGTTGTCATTAGTATATCCCTTATTAGAATCAATTCTATCAACTGAAACATTACTTTGACAATCTCCATCAGAATCCATCTGAAAGAGTGTCATGGGTTGTTTAGTATAAGCACATAATCCCTTTTGAATGATCCATAATTTCTTAATCATAATCTCATCAAGATTAAACTCTATACCCTGACCATTCCTACGAGATCTTGCACGACTACGCATTGAGGGTAATCGTTCTTCTCTAAAGAATCGCTCTATTTCATCTGCTGAAGGAAAAGCACCTGTATAGTAAGAAGATCGTCTTTGAGCATTATGATCCCGCTTATACAGCTGTTCTTTCGTTAATTCTTCTTCAAATAATACGCTCATAATATAGTTCCTACAAAGGTTTTAGACAAAAAAATTTCTCGGGGATTTTTCATACGGAAAGAGGTTTTACAACTGTGGGGGTTTTGAGTGTTATATTGATGGGGCTGTATAGCGTCCTGTAGCAGACACGACCACCTCTTTCAAATATAGATTTCAAAATACCCCTACCCCTCCCTTATACTACACACAGCTGGACATCATACGAATGTCGCTTCATCTTATTATCATACAGCACAACAGTGGTCGCAACACCTAAATTCTTACCCATCTTATCTAGAGCAAAGAATAACGCTGTGTTCTGTAGAGTATGGCAAGAACTGGTCTGCTTCTTTAATGCTGTATGATTACTGTAATAAGACACACCATTAACAATCACTCGCATCTTAGCCATTAGTCCACCTCTTTCATAGCACGAACACCACTATACATAATGGCTAGACCAACAGCTGCAATGACACAGAGAACAACCAATTTAGAATCAGACGCAGTATCGATACCACCTACTGACCCCATAGCAATAACCATACCAACGATTACACGAATAGTACCAGGCATAGAGATGACCCCCTCTTAGTAAGTTAAATTAGTGATGGACTCGCAGATACATGCTGGTCCAAAGTCAGAATTATCGCCATATACTTCACAGCGATCGCCATCGATAACCACCAGTAAATCTTCGGTTTCAGCAATAAGGGGAATTGGAGACATGACCCCAGCGAAACCTGTCTTATCGGAATCGGTCATAACACGGAAGGTCAAAGTAGAGAGGAATTCACGAGTAATCATTATATGTTCTT